TATTGGTGAACCCGAAGTCAATGAGACTTTTAATTTTATTTCTGAGCAATTTGGTATAATGGGAAATCGATTAGATGCGTTTTTAGATTATATTCCTTATTGGATATTTAATAACCATTACATCCAACATCTATATCTTGCTCTTCACGCTCGTGAATTTAGAAAATATGAGCGTACGGTTCGCTGGGGAGCCCTTTTATCCCTAGCATTTTGGTGGGTATTTACATTATTTTATGCTAATTACTCCATTTTTGCAATTGTAACATTATTTATACATATTTATTTTTACATATCTTTGCTAGCAAAATGGAGAGATACTAAATTAATGAATTTAGCTCACCGCCGCGATGTCATCTGTGATATTTTTTCCTCTGTTCGAAAAAGCAGAACAGAACAATTTGTAAGCACCTGCGCTGTAGCAGGTGTGCTTTACTATTATATTGTGCCGTTCTTCCGAGCAGCTCACGAAGCTCAGCAACAATCCGCACTAGTTCCTGTAAGTGTGGAAGAAATTGAGGAGCGTGATTTGGAAATAAATCCATGGGCGACAGCTGTCGTCGACGAATTACATGTCGATGATAGAGCTGCTACTATGACGCACGATCAGGTAGTGGCAAAAGTGACCAAAAATCTCTTGCATGTTACGTGTCATGCAGATGATTTTCAACAATCGTGCGATGCTTTAGCCCTAGGAGGTAATTTGTTCTTAATGCCACTTCATGTTTTCAAGAATAGAAATGACATGAAAGCTACGTTTGTACGTAGAGAACCACATTTGAACAATGCATACTTTCCTGGGCACATAAGCCGGTCTCATATGGTCCCTGTAGGCGATCTAGATTTAGCAGTTGTTTATGTTCCTTCTGGTGGTGTGTTTGCGGATATTACACATTTATTCCCAAATAATATCACTAGTAGTGGCACTGCTGATTTCTTGTTTCGCGATAGAGGTGGTGTTTTAGCTCGTGACACAATACGACTGAAATACCAAGGACCTGATACTAGCCCCTCAAACAAAGGTAACTGGTACAAATATAGTTTACCTTATAACACCTTTACTGGTTTATGTATGGGTGTTGGTGTTGCTGCACATGCAAAAAGTTGTATAGCATGTGTGCACTTGAGAGGTGTGGAAGGATATCCACATGGTAAAGGTCTGATCGTCCCACGAGAAGCTCTTGATACTGCTATCTCATATGCTCGTGAAAAATGGGAAGGAGCCATTCTTGCGACAGCAAATGGAAATTTTCCAACTGAGCGCTATGAGAAGCAAGTTTTGACATCTCGGGAAATACATCCAAATTCTCCGATAAATTACCTCTTACCAGGTAATAGTATTGAGTTTTTGGGTCAATGTGGTCCCCGTGCGTCATATACTAAGAGTGACGTTGTGAAGACGCCTATCTCGGACACAGTAGCTTGTGTTACAGGTGTAAAGAGACAACATGGTCCGCCACGATTCCATAACACCAGAATGTGGCAAGCGTCGTTAGTTCATTCCTCCAGGCCCAGTCCTGGTATGGAACCATCACTTTTGATTAAAGCATGCCGTGATTATACAGATCACATGATTGGCAAGTTCAAAAGTAAGGAATTTGCACAATTTGTTAAGGATGAATTACATCCTCTAACTGATATGCAAACCTTATGTGGTAAAGATGGGAAACGATTTATCGACGCAATGAAGAGAGGTACATCTAAAGGATTTCCTCTCACTGGTCCAAAAGCAGATATGATAACACTTTTGGATCCTGAAGATCACCCAGGCTTCCAATGTCCTGCTGTAGCTGATTCTATAATTACTGATCAGGCAAGACAAATGGAAGAAACAATTCTTCAAGGAAGACGTTGTTATGCGATCTTCAAGGCATGCGCTAAAGATGAGCCCACTAAGTTTGGGAAAGATAAAGTTCGTATTTTCCAAGCTGCTGATTGGGCCATGCAATTGCTAGTGCGCAAGTATTTTCC